ATAATAATACAGGCACTGCTCACCGCTTATCTTTCGATGCTGTGGAGATATCGGCGATTAATCAAATGAAGATGATCCGAGACGTTTTCTTATGAAACGAAGCCAAGCAGACATGTACTTTAGTAATTGCATCAGAGAACGTGCCGATTGGATTTGCGAATATAGTGGGAAGGATTTCAAGCACAACCACGGCGGCTTACATTGCTCGCACTTCTATGGACGGAGAGCTAGAACAGTCAGGTGGGACGCTGACAACGCGTTCGCGCATGGATGCTATGAGCATAAGTACCTAGGCGAGAACCCAGCTCTATTCTCAACCTGGGCGATCAAGCTTAGAGGTGAAGGTTGGTATGATTTACTCACAGAAAAATGGCGCGAGGTCCGCAAGATATCTAAGCTTGAAGAAAAAGACATTGCAAAGCACTACAGAGAACAGCTAAAAATTATGGAAAAGAAACGGCTGGATGGCGCAGTAGGCTGGCTGGATTTTGTAAGTTATTGATATTAAAACAGATAATCGTATAGTTGCAATCGATATTTTTGCATCTTATAATTACTTATCAATAAAACTAAAGGAGTTATTATGAAGTGTTGCCCGCTTATTGAAGTAGCACTGTTGATTGTTGTATTTTTAGCAACATTTGGCACACTTGTCTATTTTTATTAATGTGATGTCAGATTTTATTATTCAAGTATTACATAAGGAGAAGAAATGAGGGGCGCAAGCGTACAGAACGCATTTTTATGTGAAAATACGATAATCACAATCACGTCAAATAATGATCGAGTATTAAGTGTCTGCTCTAGCTTAAGCAACAAAGTTGTAGACTCTTACTCTAGAGACGGTACTATTAAACGAAGACGTGAATGTCTAAAGTGTGGCAATAGGTTTAATACAACTGAAAATCAGGACTTGTAGTGATTATTGACATTAATCACATAATTTGATACATTATTAGCCCTATTTGTAATTTTTTATAGGTTAATCGTGTCAGGATACAGAGACGAAGACAGGGAGCTTGAAGAATCTTATAAGGATTGCACAGCAATGGAGCGCCGCGCTTTTTACTCACCGAGTCAGCAGTATCAATTTCATTTTACGGCGTCTAGTAACAACATTTCATCAATTTTTAATGCTAACTGGATGAATCTCAGCAAAGACCCTATTCAAAAAATCTTTGACAAACCTTTTGAAGAAATTCAAATCGCTGGTCTAGCTATGTATAACGCGCCGCCAAGAGGGTAAAATTATTAATTCTGAATTTGATGACGAGTGCATAGATTATGGTTTTTTTGAATACTCAATAGCCGAAGATTCAAACACTATCACAATCGACGATAAGGTTTTTAAGGATATACCTGAAGAAATTTATAATTTAATCGCGTGCCAGTATGATTTTATAAACTCGCGCATTCTTTTTAGCGAAGATATATCTGATGAAGATAGCCTTGATGAAGATTTGGACGCTATTGAAATGATCGAAGCGTTGCACGATCGTTATACTGATAAAGATATTTCTGACGAAGATTTGGACGCAGCCGCCATTATATCTTGCGGCCGTAAGATCGACTGGCCTTGATTTGTGGATTGGAAAGTTCATTTAGAAACATATAAGCGAACGAATAATTGCAATACAGCTAGATTGTTGCTTGAGCAAGTTACAAAATGGCAGGACCCGCACACAGTACAGTTTACACGTTCTTTGTACGAAAAACAATCAATTACATCTAAGCCGACATTATCTGTTGTCCCTAACAAAGAAACTGAATGACAAAAAAATCTTTAATATATAAACAGTTATCTGAATTACTGCCTTATGTTTCAAACTCAAGAACTCACAGCGAAGCACAAGTAACACAGATAGCGGATAGTATAACCGAATTCGGTTTCACGAATCCTATTTTAATAGATGAAAGTAACGGTGTAATTGCTGGTCACGGTCGTATACTCGCAGCTAAAAAGCTAAACATCACAGAAGTACCAACTATATGCCTGGACAACTTAACGGACGTTCAGAAAAAAGCTTATATTATCGCTGATAATAAATTGGCTTTAAATGCTGGGTGGGATGATGAAATGTTAAGGCTAGAAATCGAGGAGCTGAAAGATTTAGATTTTGATATCGATTTGCTAGGATTTGATGATGATGAGTTGGAGTTGTTAATTCCAATAGAAGACGTTGAAGGCTTAACAGATGAAGACGCAGTGCCCGAACCACCAGAAACGCCCGTTAGTGTGTTGGGTGATGTTTGGCTGCTAGGTAATCATAGATTAATGTGTGGCGACAGTACCAGCATAGATGCGGTTGAGAAGTTAATGGATGGTCAGAAGGCTGACATGGTTTTTACTGATCCGCCTTATGGTATGTCTTATGGCGGAGGCAGATCTGCAGGTTCTTCCAAGAAAGGTGCGCTTGTAAAAGCTCACGGAATGATAATTGGAGACGACCTGCAGGGTGATGAATTACTTCAGATGGTATCTGGCAGCATAGGTAACGCAACCGCACTCGGGAAAGAAGGTGCTGCAGCATACGTTTGCTTTACATGGAGAACATACACAGAGTTTCACGCGGCATTGTCAGTTATAGATTTAGTGCCCAAGGCTTGTATTGTGTGGGACAAGAAAAGCGTCGGTTTGGGAAACAGTAATTATAGGCCGCAGCATGAGTTTATTTTCTACTGTAAGGGCGAGTGGCATGGCGATAAATCACAGGCTGATGTTTGGTATATGAGCAGAGGCGCAACTGGTGCTTATGTCCATCCAACACAAAAGCCAGTTGAGCTAATTGAAAAAGCTATAAACAACAGCAGTAAAAGTGGCGATATTATTCATGATTGCTTTGGTGGATCAGGTTCCACTTTAATAGCATGTGAGAAAACGAACCGTAACTCTAGACTTATGGAGTTAGACGAAAAATATATTGATGTAATTATTAACCGCTGGCAGAACTTCACAGGCAAGCAAGCCACACATGCAGTAAGCGGCAAGACTTACTTGGAACTGGCTAATGGCTAGACCTAAAAGAAAGCCTGCATTATCTATTTATACTTAGATTGGTTATTGTTAAAAAGGTACAGATGAAGAAATTATTGATCAACGTACGTTATTTTTTAGCGCCGATAATGATATTAGCGACCATGTTTGGTGTGCTCGCAGGCGGTCCATGGGTATGGACAGGCGTGGGATTGTTAGGTGTCGCAATAATAGTTGACACATTAACTAAAGCACAAACTCCTGGCGCAGGCTTTGACGAAGACGGTGAGCTATATGGGATTCCATCATTACACAATGGTGTGATGTACGGCATGCTAGGTGTGTTCATCTGTTTACAGATTGTTTTAGCATGGCGTATTTGGGAATATGTGAACGGTGTTCCCATTTTAGAAACCACCATGTTAGGCTTAACGATCCAACAAGGGATCACGGGCACCCAGCTGTTAGGTGCGACGTATTCCGCAGGTATTTTTGCGGGCATCGGCATTATTTACGGGCATGAGCTTGCGCATACGAAAGGCTTTAGCTTTGTGATTGCACGTTGGATGATGGCGTTATCAGGCAAGGCACATTTTTGCTACGCGCACGTCTATAACCATCACTTAGAGCTTGGTCATAAAGATGATCCAGCGACTGCCCCGCGTGGAAGAAGCTTATACAAGCATTATCCATTATCCGGTATCGGTCAAAGTAAGTTCTTATTCGTTATGGAGAAGCAACGTCTAGAAAGACTAGGGATATCGTTTTTATCATGGCAGAACCGATGGATCCGTGGCTACTTCATGGCGTTACCGACCGTATTACTATTTTGGTTTGTGGGTGGTTGGATGGGTGTGGGTTGTTTAGCGATTGTGTGGTTGATTTCTAACTTTGAGTTAGAAGCATTGAACTACCTAGAGCACTACGGATTAATCCGTGAGAAAGGACAGCCGATTGATTACCGTCATAGCTGGGATAACAGTACGGCATTCACCAGCTGGTTCTTCATAGAGATTGGCCGACAAGGCGATCACCATGACCGCGGAGAGACACACTTCTGGGAATTAGATGAAGTGGGATCCCCGAACTGCGGACGTGGATACTTCACGCTATTTGCATTGGCATTGATACCGCCAATATGGCATAAGTATATGAATGAGCAGCTGAACAAGTGGGACTCTGAAGTAGCATCTGAAGGAGAGCGCAAAGTCGCCGCTAAGATCAATCAGGTTTCTGGCTGATGGCTAGACCTAGAATAACATTAACTCCAGAGCAGATATTGCAAGTTGAAACGCTTGCTGCAGTGCTTAACCAAGAGCAAATATCTGATTACTTTGGCATCGATGCGGATACATTTAGGGCTATAAGAGAAAGGGACCCTGAAGTTTTTCGGTCTTATAAAAGAGGAAAAGCTAAAGCAATCGGGTCTATCGGCTCTAATCTTATCGGACAAGCTAAAAGCGGCAACGTAGCAGCAGCGATCTTTTACCTGAAAACGCAAGCCGGATGGAAAGAGACTCAGGACCTTCATGTTACGAATGAACCTGTCACTGAGATAGTAATAACAAGAGCTAAACGTACTGAAGATTGATATAAACCTAACCCAACCTCAAGAGGATTTTATATTCTCAGAGGCAAAGTATCCGGCGATAGTGGGTGGCTTAGGTTCAGGAAAGAGCAAAGGCGGCACGATGCGTTTAGTGCTTAAAATGATTAATGATCGAGGTGCAAACGGCGCTTATTACATGCCCACTTATGATCTGATTAGATTAAGAGCGATCACTGGGCTAGAGCAGGACCTTAACCAATTAGGGATAAAATACGAGTTAAATAAGTCAGAGTATTCAATAAGAATGACTGGCTACGGAGTTATTCTTTTAAGATCATACGATAGACCTGAAAGAATAATTGCATACGAGACAGCTCATAGCATTGTTGATGAGATTGACACGTTACCGAAAGATAAGGCCGCGTTAGTTTGGCGGAAGATAGCAGAACGAAACAGGCAAAAACGAGGAACGCAGAACACTATTGGCGCGGTGACTACACCCGACCAAGGTTTTAACGGTTTTGTCTATAGCAAATGGGGAAAGAACCCGCAAGCGGGCTATGAATTAATAAAAGCGCCTACGGCGACAAATCCGTATTTACCTGATGACTACATAGAGCAGATTAAATCTAACTATGATCCAGTATTGGCGGAGTTATATTTAAACGGCGAATTTGTTAGTCTTAACGAGAATAAGGTTTACCATTTCTTTAACCGAACGAGACATCACACGAATAGGCGCATCACTGATAACGATCAGTATTTGTATATAGGATTAGATTTTAACATTGGTGGTACATGCGCGACTACATGGATAATTGAAGATAATAAACCAGTGGCAGTTGATGAGTTCTCTAGTCACGACACATACGATTTTATAAGCAATCTGTCTAAATATAAAGGTAAGAAGATAATCATATTTCCAGACGCATCAGGCAGATCAAACAGTACAAACGCAACATTGTCAGATATTGGTTTAATACAGAACGCGGGATACCAAGTAGATGCGCCACAAGCTAACCCAGCGATTCGTGACAGGATTAATGCAGTCAATGCTTTGCTATCGTATGACAAGATGCTAATCAACACAGATACATGCCCGAACTTGACTCACTCTTTAGAGGCTCAAGGATACACAGCTAAAGGCGAGCCAGAAAAATACAACGAACATCCAGCCATTGACGACTGGGTTGACGCTTCCGGCTATTTAATCAATAGAAAGTGGCCTGTACGTAAGCCCGCTGTCAACTTGAATATAAGGTTCTAATAAATGCCAATTGATACACAAAATCCAGAATACATGAACAGTTTACCGAAATGGACGCTAGTGCGTAAATGTGTTGCTGGCGCTAAAGCTGTCAGAGCCGCTGGCACCTTGTTTCTACCTGATCCAGAACTATCTGAAGGGGATAAGAATAAAAGATATGCGCCCTATAAGGCCCGCGCTCAATTTTTAAACGTAACAGCACGGACTCGCAATGCTATGGTCGGCATGGCGTTCAGACGACCGCCACAATCCGAGTTAAAAGGTATTGAATATATTGGGAAGAACGCGACCGGTTCAGGGACTAGCCTTGATCAGCTTGGTAAAGTTGTCACTGGTGATTTATTAGAGGTTGGGAGGATTGGGTTGCTTGTCGATTATCCGGCCGCAGAACAAGGTTTAAGTAAAGAGCAGATTAATGCTTCAGGTTTCAAGGCGAGCATAAAAGTATACACAGCAGAGAATATCATTAACTGGAAAACAATTCTGATAGGCGGAGAGAGCGTTTTATCGCTTGTCGTATTGCTTGAGAAGCACGATATATCTAAGGATGAATTTGACCAAGAAACGAAAAGACAATACAGAGTATTAAAGCTAGAAGAAGGCAAATATACAGTTGAGATTTGGCAAGATGACAAGTTCTTTAGTTCATTCCAGCCAAGAGCTAACGGCAAACTATTAGACCGTATTCCTTTTGTGATTGCTGGGACATACAGCAACGATCCATCAGTTGATGATGCTGCATTGTATGATATTGCTGAAATTAATATCGGTCATTACAGAAACAGCGCGGACTATGAAGAAGGTATCTTCTTGCATGGACAGCCAATGCTGCATATCGACACAGGCGCAATGACAGCAAGCGAATTTGAGTCAATAAATCCTAACGGGATTGAAGTAGGCGCAAGACGTGGGATAGCAACTAATGGCGGGGGCAGTGCATCGTTGTTACAAGCTGGCAGCAATGGCGCAGCTTATGAAGCGATGAAACAAAAAGAAGATCAAATGGTCAGCATCGGAGCCAGAGTTATAACCTCAGGAGGCCAAGCAGAAACAGCAGAAGCCTCACGGATTAAACATGCTGGAGATAATTCTGTATTGAATAATATAGTTCAAAAC